GCCTGGCTATGAGCCGTTGCTGATCTACGGCTTTTTCTCCAGCTTCAACATCGACATCTCCTACCCGGATTACCACCTCTGCTCGCTTGATATCGAGGGACTTATCTAATGGCAGTCACCCCACTCCCGTCTTTGGATCGGACGGCGGCAACATTCAAAGCAGATACCGACACCTTTTTTGCGCAACAACTCCCGAAGTTCTCGGTGGAGGTGGGCCAAGTCGCTACCGACGCGCAGGCAAGCGCGTCGGCGGCCAATACGTCCAAAAATGCAGCAGCCGCAAGCGCGGCCAACGCCAAAACCAGCGAGACCAATGCGGCGAACTCGGCCAGCGCTGCGAACACATCGAAGACCAACGCAGCAACGAGCGAAACCAACGCTGCAAACTCGGCAACCGTGGCTAATAACTCAAAGACGGCTGCTGCAAACAGCGCAGCCGCGGCTGCGACCAGTGCCACAAACTCGGAAGCGTCTGCCGTTCGCGCCAAGCAGGCAGCGGACAGCATTGCGAGCGGTCCGGTGACCAGCGTGAACGGCAAGACCGGGGCGCCGGTGCTGAACAAGGGCGATATCGGCTTACCCAACGTTGACAATATCTCGGTCTTTAACAAAGGCCTGTTTCAGACCGGATCGGGCGGGCTGCTATTCAGTATTGCAAACATTGATGAGCTGGTAACTCTAACCAATGGCTGGTATGCCATATCCGGACCGAATACTACCGGGACAAAGCCGCCGGGAGAAACTTGGGGCACGTTGTTTGTATCTGGCAGGGCCTTTCAGTCTGACGCTCGAATTGCTCAGATATTCTTTTCGGAATCTTCGGATCTGATTTGGTGGCGCAGGAATGCTGGCGGCACTTGGAGCACATGGAAGCTTTTAAGCTTTCCTGTGTTGCCGGGGCCAATCCGCCTACCTCTGACTTCGGGCAGTGATGGTCTTTCCCCTGCGTGGACGAACACCATCAGCATTACTCAATATATTGATAAAGTAATTGAGACTAACGTAGCTGCTTCAAGAACACTCAACCTAGCCCAAGCTACTGTTTATGATCTCACCCTTACAACGTCGAATGTTACCCTTGCCATATCTAATATGCCGTCTCTAAGCGGAGAGACATTAACCTTGGTGGTGCGAATTCGACAGGGGAGCACTCCGAGAGCCATCACATGGTTCAGTGGTATCACTTGGCTGACTCCAGGCGGCATTGCCCCTGCGACCCCTGTGGCTAACCAGGTTGTAGAATACATCTTCAGCACGAGCGGCGATGGTTCGGCGTGGCTTGGGCGTGTGGGTGCTTCGACATGAGGTCAGGTATCGCTTCAATAATGGCAAGGGCGCCCATCCCCACTGTACCGGGCACCCCGTATGGCGGTGGTTACTACGTCGGGCGAATGATTGGTGGTGATGGTGTCAAATACGCTGTCATCTTGGCGCCGAAGTCCAGTGGTGAATGGCCATACGCGCTCAACTACAGAAATTCTGCGGTTTCCACTCCAGCAGCGGGCAGCGCTTGGGATGGAGTCGCTAACACTGCGGCTCTTATCGCACTAGGTGCTGGAGTCAGTGCAATCGCTGACTTCGTTCTGCAGGTCAATAATAACGGCGGGATTAATGGCTATACCGACTGGTTTATACCGGCTCGCTATCAGCTTGAAATGTGTTACCGCAACCTCAAGCCGTTTACCTCAGCCAACAGCACCGACAGCCCCGGCGCCACGAATAACACCTATGCAGATCCAAATACCCCAGCTTATACGGCATCTGTTCCGGCACAAACAACGGTTACTGCATTTCAGGGTGGAGGGGCTGAAGCGTTTTTTAATGACAACTACTGGTCCTCGACTGAATACCCAACAGCAAATGCTTGGTGTCAGGACATGAACTCTGGTCGTATGCCTAACAATAGTAAGACACTCGGTTTCCGGTGCCGGTTGATCAGACTTATCAAAATTTAAGGAGCGGCTATGTTCGCCAACCTCGAGACATTAGCTGTCATTGATCGCAACCAGTTGCAAGAAGAGTTTCCTGATACAAGCTTTCCCCCGGACCTGACATCGGACACGCTCTCGGATTTCGGCTATGTCGTGTTGGAGTTCGACCCTACGCCGGATGTTGGTCTTGGTGAGCAAGTGGTGGCCGGTGACGTTCGCCGAGATGGCGATCGAGTGATTCGCGGCTGGACGATTGTGCCGCCTACCGAAGCACAGCTCACATCGCTGTACGAGCGTGCGATACAGGCAAAGCTGGACAGCACTGCGCAGAGCGAAGGCTACGACGGAATTGCCACGGTAATCAGCTATGCCGAAGAACCGGCGGTGCCCAAGTTCCAGAACGACGGGAAGGCATTTCGCGCCTGGCGCTCGCTGGTGTGGGCGTACGCCTACGAACAGTTGGCCGCAGTGAAGGCGGGCGAGAGAGGGCAGCCCACCGTCGACGCCTTTCTTCAGGAGTTACCGGCGCTGGAGCTGCCATCGTGATCCCCGCTGTCGGAAAGTTCGATGTGCGTCCCTCGATCCGTTTCATTTCTCGCTGGGAGGTGGAGATTCTGGAGCCGATGGTTTTCAACGATCCCCAGCGCGGTCCGCTGCCGGTGCCCGCTGGCTTCCTTAGCGACCTGGCATCAATACGCGTCCTTCGCGAGGTTTGTCGGTGGGCCGCCGTGGGTGCGCTGGCGGGGTGGGTTTTTAGTTGGGGCTGGCTGGCTGGAGCGCTGCTCACGCTGGCAATCACCTGCCTTGCCCTATACGGCCTGCTCGCCGGGTACGGCATGCGCGCCGCAATCCTGCATGACTGGCTGTACACGGAAGGGCGCCTGTCCCGCGCCGACTGTGATGCGGTTTTCCGCCGTGCGCTGACGACCGGTGATGGAACGGCTCGATGGCGGGCATTGATCTTTTGGCTGGGCGTCAGGCTCGGCGGTTTCACCTCATACACCAAGACCCCGGCCAGTCCGGGGTTTTTTACGCCTGGAGAAAAGTGAATGCCACCAATGACCCGAGGGGTACGTAATTGCAACCCCGGCAACATCGACTACAACCCGCGCAACCAATGGCTGGGCCAGCTCGCGCCGGATCCAGCGATCGAGAAGCGGTTCGCCCGGTTCGACACCGCCGAGAATGGTATCCGGGCGCTGGCCAAACTGGTCCTTGCCTACCGGGGCAAAGACGGAATGCCCGGTGTGGGTGCCATTGGCATCGACACGGTGCGTGAGGTTGTCAACCGGTGGGCGCCGGGTGTCGAGAACGACACCGAGGCTTACATCAAGGCCGTGGCGGACGGCGTAGGCGTCGCTCCGAATCAGCCAATCGATCTGCGTAACTACCGTACGTTGATCGCCATAGTCGTCGGGATTATCAAGCATGAGAACGGCGGGGTTCCGTACTCGGCGGCGGTCATTGCTGAAGGCGTGAGGAGAGCGCTCGCATGAAGCTGTGGGGATTGATCCCGCCGCCTTATCGGGTGGTGGCCCTACTCCTAATTGCTGTCGCCATCGCCACTATTTCGGCGCTGAGCGCTTGGCAGATACAAAACTGGCGCCTAGGCCTGCAGCTGGAGCATCAGGCCCGTTTGGCTACAGACACTCTCAACGAAATCACGTTGGCGAGCGCAACGCTCCAGAGAAATGAACAGGACAAACGTCTGGCTCTGGAGCACCGCCTCAAAGCCAGCGAAGAAGCCCACTACAGCGAGTTAGCCAATGCTCAAAAAAGCCAGCAGCGCGTGCGTGATCAGCTTGCTACTGCTCAGCTGCGGCTGTCAGTCGTCCTTGCCGCGACCGATTCCAGTAGCTGTTCAATGTCAGCCTCCACCGGCCCCGGCGGCATGGTTCATGGAACCCGTCGAGCCGAACTTGAGCCAGCGCATGCTCAACGAATTATCGGCATCACCGACGACGGAGACCGAGGACTCATCGCCCTGAGGGCTTGCCAAGACTACGCAAAAAAAGTGTCTACCCCGAAGTAAAAGGAGCGATCAGTCCGAGTGCGTCAACACCCGGACTGACCGCCAAACCCGCAGCCTAATCCTGCAAGTTCAGCCAAGACTCCCGCTTCGTGCACAAAGCGGGGCGGAGTCTAACAACTGTTTATCCATACAGTAAAGGTTCGCTTGCAATGTCAAACCCCATCGTTCCATGGATGGGTGGCAAACGCCGCCTGGCCGACCGCCTCATCCCACTCTTCCCGCCCCACGAATGCTATGTAGAAGTGTTCGCTGGTGGTGCGGCCCTTTTCTTTATGCGTCCTCAGCCAGCGCCGGTCGAAGTCTTAAACGACATCAACGGCGATCTGGTGACGCTCTATCGCGTCGTCCAAAATCACCTCGAAGAATTCATCCGGCAGTTCAAATGGGCGCTGAGCTCCCGCCAGATTTTCGAATGGCAGAAGATGACCAGGCCCGAAACACTCACCGACATCCAGCGTGCCGCCCGGTTTTTTTACCTGCAGCAGCATGCGTTCGGAGCAAAAGTTGCTGGTCAAACGTTCGGTACAGCGACAACAGGCCCTGCCATTAACTTGCTGCGGATCGAGGAAAACCTATCAGCAGCTTGGCAGCGGCTTGCAGGCATCTATGTCGAAAATCTTCCTTGGCTGGAGTGCGCTGAGCGCTACGATCGTGCCCACACCTTCCACTACATGGATCCCCCGTACTGGCAAACTGTCGGATACGGTGTGGATTTCTCGTTTGAGAATTACGTGCAAATGGCGGAGTTCATGCGAACGTGCAAGGGAAGAGTAATGGTCAGCATTAATGACCATCCAGATATCCGGGCGGTATTTCAGGGCTTCCACTTCGAGTCATTAGATATTCGCTACACAACCACGAATCAGCGTGTAAAGAGCGCGGAAGTAACTCGTGAGTTGATCATTCTCAATTGGAAACCTGAAATTTTAAGCAGCCTCTTCTGAGGAAAGTGGCCCCGGTGCTCCGGGGCCGCAAATGGTCACATGAGAGGTGGGAGCTGAGCTACGACTTCAATTATCAAGCGCAGTAGCTCTAAAAAATGGATGGTTAAATCGATGATCTTTATCAGCATGTCGCTTATCCTCGGATGAGCGGGCACGTCTGCACGTTGACGGTTGTGTCAACTGTCTACATAATCAAGCTTCTGACGACTGATGTGTGCCCGTGGTTCGCATCATCACACAAACGCCCGGCTTGTTTCCACAAGATCGGGCGTTTGTGTATTTACCGCTTGTCGTCACTATCATTCACTTCGATTCATTCTCTTTAACAATCCCCTTGGTTTTACTTCATCGTTAATCATTTAATATCATCGCCTGATAAAGATTACGTCCGCTCCATACCAATTTCATCCGACGAGTGGTTGCCTGACATCTCGCGAATCTTTCACTCCGTGAACCGGCCGGGCTACACGTCGGCGGCGTCAGCATCTCCAGTTTGGATGAAATCACAGGGCAACTTGTTGGGGGAGTCGGGGTCTTCGATGAAGCCTCGTCCCGCGCACGTCACGCAGTCTTCGCTGCGGTCGAAGCGATCACAACAAGCCGGACATTGGGTGAATATGGAGAAGAGCTCCTTCTCTCTGAGCGCGACGAAAGTCGGCATGTCCCCTGACTCCAAAGCTAAAAGGGACGCATCAACAAGTGCTCTGTAGATGTCGGGGTCGTCCAGTCTGGCCCTCCCTACGCCTTCCACATACCGGGCCGTTTCGACTAGTGCCAGCTTTTGCCCCGTCCCGGTGTGTAGATACCGACCCTTGATCACGCCGTAGTGCTGCCCGGTCGCGGTACGGAGTTGAAGATCTGGAGTGTCTCGGCTGAACTGAGCGAAAAAGCTGCTTGGCCCGTGGTTTTTTTCGGGCGGGCCGAGAAAGTAACGATTGCCCTTGAAATAACCAACGAACCCTCCGGCTTGATTGTAAACCGAGTAGTCGGAGGCAGGATGCAGCCACTGCTGTGGTAGCTCTTCGACAAAATGGCAGTATGCCCCGGTCAAGAGC